TAATCGTAGGAACGAATGTTGATGATACGATGCCCATTTGGTTTTCTGGATTCACTTCGAATCTGCCATCGAAACCAGAACTTAATATCTCTGACTTAACTGCAACCTCACCAAAGAATATGTGACCTGATGGGTGAACTAAGTCTTTTACTATTGAACGATAGTTATTAATACTCTCACCAACTTTGATGATGTATGAATGTGATTGATACAGTTTACTATCTTGAATGTTTGAAGTCTTAGATGATGCAAAACCTTTATCACTTAAAAATGCACCATTCATTAATCCTTCACCTGAAACTTTACCTCTTGATGTGTAAGGGTCATTCTTTAGAATAACGAAACTATCTGAACTTTCAAATGTGACTTTCTCATCATCTATAAACATACCACTTAAATTTTTATACTTCAATATGTTTCTAGTGTTATCATATGACTGAACATTAGCAGTTGCGTTTGATACTGAACCTGTTATTTGCACACCTTTGTTTAGTGTTGATGATGGTGTTCGAATCAACATATTATGGAATGATGTTGTTTCATCTAAGACTGCATCTGCATCAAATCTATTACCTTGGTCTGTTATCGTAAGTTTTTCTATCGCACCAATTTGTGAAGACCATGCGTATATCTTTGCACCTGTTCCGTGTGAAACTTTTTCTTGAACTAATGATTTTGCAGTAGAAGAGTTTGAACCTGTGATTGTTTCTCCTGCCTGATAGATACCTGTATCTGAACTTGACCTTCTAACTACAAGTCTATTGTTCTCTGGTTCTAATCTTAAAATTACAGAAGTTGCGTTTGATGTTCCACCTGTGACTGTTTCATTGATTTGATATCCTGAGATATCATCAAAGTATAAAAACCCACCTGGATATACAGCAGGAAGTTTTTCATAACCTGCACCAGGATTTGTTATCTGAACTCTTCTGAGTCTTTGGTCTGTTGATATGATTGAACCACTTGGTGAGTTTTGATAACCATTTAGTAGAACTTCATTACCATCTTCGTATAAGAGTCTACTCTTATCTGTAAATATCTCTACTCTTTCACCACCAGATAAATTTGGGTTAGTTGTAAATGTAATACCATCGTTTGCAATATTATATGTGTTCTGATTCTGAACTACACCATCAATGTGAACTTCTAATGCTCCATGAAATCTGTTAATTGCGATTGGTTTGCCATGGTCATCTCTTACAGCCTGACCACCACTAATACCACCAAAGACTGTTTGGTTTGCAGTTGCAGTAATCTCATACTGTTCAAATGCAAGTGCATCTTCTAATATCAACTCATCACCAACTGCACCAATGGTTGCCTCTGCACCATTACCACCAGATGTATCATTATCAAATACTACAATATCTCCTGGTGAATATGTTTGACCACCTGTCTCGATGTATATCTTCTCTATAGGTCCTCTTGATAAACCTGTGACATTTGATTTTGCAGTTAGTGTGTCTGTATCTAATTTACCACCATTGAAGTCAACTACATCTTGCAGTTCATACATAGAACCTGCTGATGTTGTTTCCATAAGAAGACCATCGCCATCTTCTGTTAGTAAATCTCCATTGTTATCTTCATTTCTAAAATAGATTGAACCTTGCGTAGTATCGATTGACGATACAATACCTTTGATAGTTCCTTGATATGTTGTGACGCCATCTCTATCAATTAGATATGCAACTTTGTTCTTTACAAACTCGCCTCTATGAGTTAGAGATATTGATAGACTGTATTCTCTGTTTTCTAAATCTGTAATGTATGCGTTCTCTACAATCGCCTCTGCATCAACTAGTGTTGTGTCTGTATCATTGTATTGAACTATCTTGTCTGTTTGTTTAGGTGTAGCACCTAAATCCATAGTTATACTCAGTCTTCTTTCTTCATTGAATCCTGAATCAGATGCAAAGACTGTTTCGTCTATCGGATATTTTATCTCTGCATCTTCACCATAGAGTAATCTCATCAAGAACTTGACTGACTCTGCGGTACCTTTTTGTTTGTATAAAGAACCTATGTTCTTTAATGTTAATCTTGCGTTTTGTGTTTCTTTTAAATCTAGAGATGGTATAAAATCTTTTTGAAAGTATTTTAAGAATGTCTCTAGTGTTTGGTCTACATCTGAATAATCTAATAGTCTGTTGTTTGCAACGATTTGGTTTTCTTTGTATGATTGAACTATACCTGTTTGATTACCATCTCGTCCTGTAATTGTTTCTGTCTCTGAGAAACCTGTTCCTGAGATTGTGTCTACTATTAGAGTTAGACCATTTATAACTTTTACTTTTGCGACTGAACCAGACTTGGACCCATAGATGTATTCACCAACTTGAAGTGGTTCTACATCACCCTCTTGTATGAGTTTAGATATGTCTGCATCTGGAGTAGAAGGAACGGTACCAGCTTCGAGCAACACTGCAGCTGCTGTCTCAGAGGTACCGTCTTCTAATCTTATGCCTGTTAATTCACCTCTCGATGATAAGACAATGATTTCAGATTCGAGGTATTCAAAATAGGCTTCAAGAAACTGTGCGAAGATAGGAGCATCTTCCTGAATATGTTCAGGAAGAAGACTCGGTAATCTAGTAGATAATCTATCTACGATGTGTCTCTCAAAAGCCATTTAATTATATACCTGCTACTGTTGAACCTGTTCCTACAACACTGATTGGGTGCCAAACTAATGAACCCTCTGTGCCGAGTGCGATACAGATTACTGCACCACCAGTTTCTAAAAGAATCTGTGGAGCGGCAACTGAACCGTCTGTCCAGTTAGATACAGTAATATCACCATTGTGTGATACACCGTCATCTTTCCTTACTATGATTTTGATTTGACCAACTGATGTTCCAGCAGCGAGTGTGAATTGCACATCTCCACTTTCACCAGACATGTCTATCAAAGTCACAGCCTTTGTTGCACTGATAGCGCCTGCATCTGTTAATGTTTCAACATCATCAAATGCTAAATAAGTCGGAAGATTGTTAAACAATCTAGCAAGACTCATTTTTTTATTAACAGGAGTTCCACTTGGGTTGTCAACGATGTGTAGTAAATCTACTGCGTTCACATCACCAGCTGCAATCTCTGTTAATGCTGTTATTTTCTTATCTGCCATTCTCTTTTCCTCCTATAATCCAATTGAATGGGAAACTACTCACGGCATAAACCGTGACCACTTATTTCATATTATTAATAACTACTGGTTGAGGTTGAGTTATAACCTACACCAGCACTGCTCTCACCACTACTAATGGTGTCGACTTCACCACTTACCTTAATATCATCAACACTGATGTCAATCAAAGAACCTCTGATTGCAACAACATCATCTGAACTAGGTAATACAGTAAAGTCTATCGATGTGTCACTGTTTACTGTTGAGGTAAACTTGATGGCATCAATCGAAATCTTTCCGCTGGTATAATCTATGGTACCAGCAGCCAAGTCAGCGAAGACTCTCACACCACTTTGCATTGAATATCGTCTGACTACGCCAGAACCATCGTCATCAAAGAAGTATGTATTGACTGTATCTCCGTCAACTTTGAAACCTGTTGTTGTTAGAATACCACCTGATGCTTTGTTGTGTCCGTCATGTGGGTGGAAGAAACCATTACCGAAGTTAATAACTAATCCTTCTGATTTGGATAAGTTTACTTGTTTTCTTTTTCTTAGTCTAACATTTGTTATATTGGATAGTATAGCAGTATTAGATGCATCAATATCTTTTACAAGATTTGAATGTCTGAATATACTATCGAAGTTGTTTAAATTTGTATTGTCAAAATTTACGATTGCATTTCTCACGATTGTTTCTAATTCTCCTTTTGACAATGTAGTATCATTTGTGTTATACTTGAATACTGTTGTAAGTAAAATCTTTACTATCTCTGCATCTACAATTTCAGGTCTAACTGTCAACATGTTCAACTGATTTAATTTAGTTTGAACTTCTGCCTTTTCAGCGACTGATAGATAATCTGAATTTTGAGGTTTGAGAGAGATGAATACTTTACCATATTGTGGTGGGTCGTTATCTTCGCCACCCCATACTGCAACTGCATCTGCGTTAGGATAGTATTCACTTACTTTTGCCTTGTAGTCATTTAATGTGACCAATCTGTTTTGTGATGTATAGAATTTTGTTGCCTTAAACTTAATTGATTCTATGTCTTCTTTCTCTGCACCACCTGATGCGTTAGAAAGTGTTGTAATCGTTGCATTTGAAAATCCATTGATAGAGTCTTTCATGGTAAATAACTTTGCGCCATCAGCGTGTATATCGTCTACAGTGATATATGTTGCACTGATTAAGTCTCCATCTACTAAACCTTTACCTAATACATCATCACCAAAGTATATCTCTAAGAATCCTTCTTCGTTTTCTTGTGCATAGAATACACGAGATGAACTTGTAATTGTTGATACTTCTGTAGATAATGTATACTTAGATACAATACCATTTGAGTTGACTGATACTTCTAATTTAGACCTATCAACTCTTGCATTTGATAAAACAAACTTAGAGTTTTTTATTTGACTATCAAATACAAATGAATCTGTTATGTATTGTCCTTGAACTATGTCAACTGTAGGATAAGAAAAGTTCAAACCGTCTCTTGTAGGAACAACTGATGTAGTATTTACAAAGTTATATGTGACACCATCATATACAGTGTCAAAGTTATGACCTCTTGGCATTGTCATATCATTTGCAGTAGGTATTGTGCCGTCTGGTTTTCTTATGTTAGACATCTTAACTTCTAGTTGAGCACCTGAAGCTTTCTCTGATGCAGGAACAAATCCTAAATCTTTTGCACGAGATACTACATTCTTTCTAATTTGTGCTGAGTCTAAGAATAATTCTGAAGCGGCGATGTTTGTATTCAACCCACTTACATGACCTGCATATGCAAGCATATCAATTAATACATTTAGATTTGAACCCTCAAAGTCATAGTCTTTAAATTTCTCTTGACCTTTGAGATATGTTTTTATGTTTTCAGATATAGTTTCGAAATCTAAATCTGTTGCATTTATTTGTGAACTTTTTACTGACATTATCGTACCCTATTTACTGTGAAGTCAACTGCGCTTTGACCTAATCCATTTATAATCGTATAACTTATTCTTACATCGATACTGTTTGCTTTTTCTTCACCAAAAGTGACTCTTACATTTCTAATTCTAGGTTCAAGTGCTGATAAAGCATCTGATATATCTGATGCTATTCTCTTTTTAGAACCTATGCCTTGAAGTTCAAACAATTGCGCTCTTAAATTTGCACCAAAGTTTGGTTTAAAGGGTCTTTCGTAATCATTAGTAAGTATAATATTTCTCACTGCTCTTTTAACGGCATCAGAATCTTTTTTTGTAGTGATATCACCTGAAATCGGATGAGCAGTAAACATAATATCAATATCTGAATACTCATTCTTGATTGAGGTTGTTTTTGAATTCGGTTTTGTGTAATCTCTTGATGCCATTTAACTATTTATAACAACTAGGCGGCCGCTGTTGTTGTCACTCCTTCTATTTGTGGCGTTTTTACATTGATACTGAACGGAAATCCTAAAATCTTTAAGACATCACAAAATGTTAAAGTCAAGAAATCAAAAATTTTACCTAAACCAATCTTATCAAAAAACTTTTTGACTATATTTACCCAATCGAATAACAGTTTCTTCTGCCAATTTTGAATAAAATCTTCAAATGCCAATTTCATCTCGGTGACTTGTTCTTCTAAAGACTGAACTGTTGTTTCAATTTCTCCTATAATAGAGTTTATACTAAAACCAAAGATACTAAAGTTTTTAATTTTTGATATTATGCCTCCAGACAACTCTTCGATTTGTTTTCTAATCTCTTCTATCTCTTCATCACTCAATAATGGGTCTTCGAGTTTTTTCAAAAGTTCTTTTCTTTTCTCTACTGCTGTTTCTATCAGACCATCAATGATTGCACCTATATCTGGTTTGGTAAATAATTTTACTAGACTTGGTAAACCTAGTAAGTCCCATATCTCATCAAATATTTTGATAAGTTTTCCAAAGACTGCGTGTAGAGTGTTTGTTAAGTATTCTTTTATTTGTGTTTTGATGTATTGAAATGTCATCTTTGCTTTCCATTCATCACACTTTAGACCATACTTCTCACCATCAAACCCTCTAAGACTTTCTGGTATGAGATTGAAAAACTTATCTATGATTTTTGATTTACCTTCCATAAGTTCTTGAATCATCTTGTCATAATCTTCTTGGGTTATCTTACCATTCTTTAAATCTTCTTCTAGTTCTTTAAGTTTCTTTTTAAAATCAGGAGTCATACCCCCAATCTGGTCTTTAAGTTCTTTTTGATATTCTTTATCAAAGATTCTAAGTATGTCTATACTCAAACCAAATAAACTTATAGTGAAACTTATAGGAACAATTTTAGAAATTATCTCTGCAATCTTTGTAGGTATGTAAGTATGAAAGTCTGCGAGTAATTCAGTGATAGCATCATTCGCTTCTTTTTGCCAATTACGAATAGTTCCTTTTTCCCAATACGGTGATAACAAATCACCAAGACTTTCCATAAACTTCTCTATGTCTTCAATCGCCTCTTCTACTTCTTGTTTTGCCTCTTCTGTTATCTGGTCACCAACTTCAACTAAGAAGACTCTAAGTTCACTAGGTATTTTTGCAATATCATTTATACCATTTACTAAATCTTCTTTAGTAGGTAAAGTGAATATTGTTCCTGACGGACAAGGAAACGAGCTTGGTATTGGTTTGATTGTGACTGCCATTACGAATTAAGTTTAATTACATTACCATACATCTTAATGTTAGGTGCTGTGACTGTTAAATCTTTTGTAGATGATACATCTGTTTTGCCACCGACTGTAACCTTTGCATCACCTAGAACTTTGATGTTGACTTTACCGCCAACAAATAATTCATTGTCTTTACATATTACAGTATAGTTATCATTTACAACTCTATGAATCTCATTACCCTCGTGGTCTATTTCATAGAAAGTTCCTGTTCTATGTTCTACTGATATTCTTTCATTGCCTCTCGTATCATCTAGTTCTACTATATGACCTGATTCAGTGTAATGTGCTTTGTTATAAGGATATAAAGGTGTTGCGTTTGATTTTGCACCAGTGACCTCTTTATCTTTTCTTCCAAACTCATCAGCACCTACAGTGCCAGGTTCTAGAACAGATATAGTAGTCTTCTTATCTTTTATTTGTTCACTTAAATCTCTTGAACTGTAATCTGCTTCACCTGTTGTAAATACATTTAAGTCTGTTGCATCTTTAGATATAGGATAGTAAGGTAATGTTTTATCTGCCTCTGTAAACTCTTCTCTCTTTGAACCTGAACCATCATATTTTATACCTGCATCTTTAAGTAATTGTGGTGCGTTATCTAATGAGGCAGCCAAAGAATTTGGTCTTGCAGGCGCACTAGGTGGATTCAAACCATCTGCTGTGCCATCATACTCTGATACTGTTTTTCTTCTTGGGTCATTGAAACCTTTGTCAACACTTCTCTCTAAAAGTTCATCTGTGATTGTCTCGAAATAACCTGATTGTGATATACCTTGTTGCACACCTAATACAACAAAGTCTTGCATATCGTCATCTCTAAAATGTCCGTAGACTGTTGTGCCTTCTACTAAATTATGTTGATTACCAAAACCACCAAGACCAGCAGTCGATGCTGGCATGATAACATGTGACCAAGGTAAATCTGCTGATGATATAAGTCCTTTATTGTCTGTATGATAACCGTGAACACGAACTCTTACACGACCAATTTTCAATGGGTCGTTTCTATCTTCTACTATACCAAAACAAAATTCCATTATACATCACCTTCTACTTTAGGACCAACCATGTCTTCTTCAAGCGGTTTATATTCTTTAACATTAACACCATAACTTTCTTTTATGCCTTGCATTGTGATAGTTCCTTTACCACCAAAGACATCGATGTTATATGTCATCTTTCCTATTAGATATCTTCCGTCTAACATTTTGTCATTTGATGATGAATCAACTTTTAATTCTGGTGAAGGTAATTGTAAAGATACAACTGTGCCTACTGTTAAATCACTTCTGAAAGGTATTGTTGCTGATACTAAACTTTGTTCAAACAATGATAACAATGCTCTTCTTTCTAAATGACCTGTGTCTCTATATTCTTGTCCTTTTTGTTGTGTTATTTGTTTGCCCTCAGATGCATCAACTAATTTTGCCTCATCTGAAAAAGAGTTAGTCATATTTACTTTATACATTGTGTATGAATCGTAAGATATGTCTGGTGCAATATCGATTACTTCTTCTGACATGTCTGGTGAATCAGCAGAACTTAACATCTCATCTGTTTGGTATATCACTTCTAAATCTGATGGTCTTATCATAGGATGAGATGATACATGACCGTCATCATTTCCTCTTTCAAAAACTTTTGATATAGAATATACATTTTCTTCTTCTAATTTTCGAACAGGGTCATAAGTTTTTAATTTAGATGCATACGCACCTCTTACCAAACCTTTCATTGTATTGAATCTTTGTGGAATCTTATAACCTAATATCTGAGTATTGAGTCCTAATTCTGGTTCGTTTACATCTCTATTTTCTTGGTCTACATTACTTCTTGGCATATAACTAAAACTTAAAGGAAACTCTCTTGCAGTCATACTCTGAAAACTATCAAATCTAAATTCACCATTTAGTGTTTGATAGAAGAACATACTATTCTTCCAAGTTGTGTTTCCTTTAAACTCTGCATTATCACAACAAAATTTTATTAGTCTATTGATATTCCAATTAGGACATATGAACTGATTGTGTTCTGGTTCTGATTCGTCCCATTTTTCATATGCAGTCTTTGGTAATTTTTTAAATCCTGCGTTCTCTTGTAAAACTTGTAATAGTATGTTAGAATATGAACCACGAAGAGTTTGACTTATGGTTGTCTTTTGACAAGTAAAAAATTTAGGGTCAACAAAATGAATCACATACTGTTGCATATTTTGT